TTTCCAACCTTCTCTCCGGCATATTGAGCTATTTCAGTTAAAGTCATTTAATAATTTCCTTCCATTTAATTTCATTTTCATCCCATTCATATTTTTTTGAGTCGGATGGATACGAAATTGGTGCGTTCCATAGGCATGTTTCTTCATTAAGAATCCATGATGGATATGGTTTTGGTGGTATAAATGCATCTCTTGTTGCATCAAATGTATACCCGATTCCAGCGTAATTCTTTCTGAATGGAGTCCCGCCATTCAAATGTACTCCACCTTGGGTATTATAGCTTGTGCGTTTTGCTCCATAATAATTTTCCCAGTCAATTCCATCTAAAAATTCATCCTTACCAACAATCACATTGGTAACAATATTTTCTGAATTTATGTATGCGTAGTGTGCCATATTATGAAAATGTAACTGTATCTGAAACTCCTGCTGCAGTAATTGAAATATATTTATACCCACCAGATGTGGATGTTGTTTGTGAAACTCCGCCACTAAATGATGCGTTCCATGCGCTTTGAATTTTTATCACAATAACTCCAGATCCACCATTACCACCAATCTGTGTTCCGGCTGCTCCTCCTCCTCCGCCGCCGCCTCCACCACCAGTATTGTCTGTTCCAGGGCTTCCATTACCAGCACTTCCAAATGCCTTTCCAACTCCTCCACCATCAGTTGCACTTCCAGCAGATGCTCCAGATCCGCTTGCTCCTCCACCACCACCACCCGATCTTCCTACTGATGTTCCGCTAATTGAAGATGTTGTTCCAGAACCTCCATTACCAGAGCTTCCAGATGTTCCTGCAAATCCAGTTGATCCAGATCCACCACCACCACCGGCCCCATAAATTGGTGATATAAAATTTGCTCCACCATTATTTCCATATCCAACTATTCCTGTTCCACCGTTAAGATTTTGTGTTGCAGTCTCACCACCCGCTCCACCACCAGATGCACCATTGCTTCCAGCAGTTGCGCTAGGACCTTGTCCACGACCTCCTCCACCACCTCCCGTTGATGTTGTGGATATAAAAACAGAGTTTGATCCACTATTACCACCAGAACCAGAAACTCCAGCACCACCAGCACCAATCGTTACTGTATATGCAGTTGATGGTGTAAATGATTGAGATGTAAATTCACGATAACTTCCTGCGCCACCACCTCCACCACCGTTATGCCCACCACCAGCACCTCCTCCACCTATAACAAGAAAATCAAATATCTGTTGTTTAAGTGTTCCATGAAAACCATGAGCAAATACAGGCCATGCCATATTCTATGCCCTATTAATAATTCTGAGAAGCTACGCCAAATAGCGATGTTCCATTTGAAATAAAAGTAAATATATCTGTTTTACCAGATCCGGTTGTTAATGTTGGCTTCGTTCCTCCAGCCCATTTATATGTTGCATTCCAATCTAGCGTATTTGATCCTGTTCCCTGTGTAACCGAAAGTATGTATGTTGCTCCGTCAACCTTATTTGTTGCATCTGCCATTGTTCCGTTTGTTGACAAAACAAGCCTTGTGACTTGATTTGCAGATAAATCCCATGATATAGAATTTCCGCTGGTCAGGCTTGTTGCATTGAAATTATGAGTTGCAGTATATTTCTGTGCAACTGCAAGCTTTGCAACTGTGGCAGTACTTGCTGTAGCTGTACCCTGGCTGATTGTTAAGTCACCAGCAAGTGTTGTTGAAAAATTCCCAATAGTTCCAGTAGAGCTATTAATTGTTCCGCTATATGTTCCGGAAGTAATTGTAGCCGTGCTTGCTGTTAGCGTTTGGATCGTTCCGTTGGTTATGCTGGCTGCAGTAGAATTGGTTGTACCTACAGAAATTGTTCCAAAAGTAGAAACTGTAGAGCTTACATTTCCAGTAACATTTCCAGTAATATTTCCTGTAACATTTCCATTTAATGGTCCAACATGACTTCCTGCCGATACTGTTCCAGAAAAACTTGCGCTTGTGAAAACTCCAGCCGATAAGCTATCATCAATAAGATTCTGAACGGAAACTTTTCTTGGTGCAAGTGATGCATCAATGCCATCCGGAGCAATCAAAAGAAGATCAGCAGTTCCAATGCTTGTGACCTCTACTTGATTTTTAATAATAGCAGAATTTACAAGCGCAGAATCAATAAGATTGTGAAGCGCGGCTGCTGTAACAGTTCCGTTTGTAGAAAACGTCTGCTGGCGATTAAGTATGTTTGACATATTAAGCTGTAAACCTCATTGCGGTTGCGTAGATTGTTCCTGCTGGGATTGTGCCAGCAGTTGAGCCTTGATTAGTTATTGCATATCTAGCTACATTAGTTGCCTGCGGATAAAAGCTTAATCCAATATTATATGTTCCAGTAGCAGTTCCTAGCGAGTCTATTGACCCAAACACAATGTCACCAAGAGCGCATCCTGTAAGAGTAAATGTTCCTGTTGTATTTGAAGATCCGTTATATTGAGATGCTGTAGCAGCAGTAAACGCTGCTGTCCCATAGCTAACTGCTGTAAGCTTTGGACCAGATGCTCCAACCTTCAAAGTACCAACTGTTGCCGTACTTGTTACTCCAAGAGTGCCAATCGTTGATACATTTACTGACTCAGTTCCAAACGTATTTGTTCCAGTAGATGCTGTAATTGTTGAGGCATATGTAACGGCACCAAGCATGGTTGAAATCGTTGCTGTGCTAATCGTAGCCAAGTTATTTGAAAGAGTTCCAATGGTTGCAGTTCCTGTTGAAATTGTAACATGCGATCCAAATGTTACCGCTCCAAGCTGAAGAGGAAGATTTGCTGTTGAAACAGTCAGCGTGCTTACTGTGGATATTCCGATTGTTGATGTTCCAACGCTCTGCGTTCCCACGCTCAACGTGCCAATCGTGGATGTGCCGGTAGATGCGGTTAGGCTTGTTCCAAATGTAACAGGACCCAAAAGAAGACTATTGCTTGAAACAGTAAACGATCCGGTGCTTTGTACTCCGGATGTAGAAAGAGATAGGGCAGAAGACGTGTTGTCACCATCAGTAATAATCTGTAGAGCACCATCAAGACCACTTGTACTAAATGTCTTAATAAGCTGTCCGAAGCTACTACTGATTGTCTGTGTTCCAAGTGTGGGCATCGTTTCTCCTAGCTATTAAAGCGGTTTTTAAGGACATCCCAGGCCATTGATCCGATCAGACCAATCAAGCCAGCAACAGCCAAAAGCCTCGTCCGGAGGTGTTCTAGCGCAGATAATCTATTAGCAACATCCCCGTGGAAAGCAAGTGACCTTTCTACCATAGCGTACAATTGCATTTGCCTCTCTTCCATTCTTGCTAAACGCTCAGATTGGGTAGCAATCCGATCCTTAAGATCAGAGATTTCATCAAGACTCACGACCCCTACCCTCCAAATACTTTAACGCTACAGCAAGATGTACAACAGCGTCCACAACCTCGTCCCGATCCCGTCCGTCCTCCACAATCCGCTTGATTGACCGATTGACCGACATGAGGTGCTTTACTTTGCCAATGTACTTGGTCTCTTTGACCATGTTGTTGTTTTCCACGGCAAATTTTAACGCCTCCTTGAAACAGGCATACTCCGAGCGAGTCATCAAGAAACGCAAACTCAAATTGGTGAGCCAAATGGCGAGGCACTTCATTTTACTTTCCCAGCATCTTCAGCCGCGCCCATGTCGCTATATCGTGGCAGATCGGCATTGACCTGTTTTTGAGGACAACAGGAGGACAATAATACACACAATAAGATTGGATTAATAAAGAGCATATTTAGTATTTAGATATGATTCTACTTGTTGTCGTTCTATTGTTGATAAAATTCTATTATAAATTACAATTTCAGCTATTCTTCCTTTAAAAATTTGATCAGTTCCAGCATTATTTTGCATACCAATAAATAAATTGCTATTCTTTTTTATATTTGAATAAGTATTTGTATTGCTTGAAAAAAACAATGCACCGTTGCAATATATTTTATATTCATTATTTTGAGAGCTAACGCAATATGTATTCCAATCATTTATTCCAGTTGGTAAACCTAAATCATTTTTTCTAGTATAAGTTGCAAAAGCATCATAAACAGAATTTGATAATCCATAAGGCCAATGACTTCCATCTGCAGCAACACCAAAGTTTCCTAGCAAAGCTCCGTTTGCATCTCCACCTTCTCCATCTATAGGAAATACTCCAGCGTCCACATAATTAACAACAAATGCTGTTGTTCCATTTGCTCCCATTGGATTGTTTGGAATAAGTAAAGACCTATTCCAACCATCAAATCCACTTAGCCAAACTACTTGTTTTCCATTTAATGAATTCAATAAAAGCATAGGATAAGAATCAACTAAAGATGGATTATTTGAATTTCCGCTTTGATCTGCCCACCCTGTTATATTTCTAATTCCATATCCAGAAGTAGTAGTTACTCCAGTAGGTGCTGCTCCAGTTGGGAATGATACTGCTGTACTTGTACAAGTACCTCCTGCTCCAGCATCAACCCATGTTCCAGTTGGCAGGTCGCCAAACCCCTGCGTGCTTTGATAAAGATTAGTATAAGTAGTATCATCGTATAAAGTAAAAACATCACCTGGGTAGCAAACAATGTGAAAATTTCCATTATCTTTAGTCCAAACCATCGCATCCCCGTTCCATCCATCATAAGTATACGTTCCATTTGAATCAGAAACGTTAGCGTTGCTAATTGTAATAGTTGAAGGTCTTACACTAGTAGTTGCTATCCAAGTTGTGCCATTTGTAGAATTGTAACAGCTTAGGTTCGGATTATCATATAAACTAAATCCGCCTGAGTCTGCAGAAATTATTTTATTATCAAATGTTTGTAGCGAATAATTTCCATCTTGATCTGGTTCACCAGTAGCAATATAAGTTCCGTTAAAACTTGTTGATCCTGCTCCACTAATTACAATTTGAGATATGTATTGTTCTTGAAAAAAGCTAACACCAGCATCAGCCTTAAGCCAAAGAGATAGGCCAGATTGCGGAATTGGTGAAGTAGATGCTCGATGCCTAAACATTCTTCTGTTTATTGGAATCGGACATACTGTTGAATATAGAGGCATGATTACCTCTAGCTTAATGTTGTGATTTTAGCCGTTCCAGCCGCACCAAAGATACCACCGATAAGACCCGTGTAATTCATTGGGATCTCATAATACTCACCACTACCAATGCTTACAGTATAAGATGCTGTTGATGTTGTTTGCGTACCAAGGGTAACGTAAAGTCTTCCAGCACCTTCATTAAAAATAGTGCATCCAAGTCTTCCGGTTGACGATGTTGCAATCGTTCCGTAGCTAGTAGAAGTAAAATCCCTTGGGCCGGTTCCACCAGTTGTGGCATTTGGAAGTCTTATGCCATCAGCAACGTCAGCCTGGAGTGTCGTGAGTAATGCCTCAATGTCAGCTACGTTGACATTAATTGCCATCGTCCCGCCACTAAGTGCGTCAATAATAGCATTCCATTGCCGACCCATTTTAGGACTCCTTAATCTTTGCGTGTATAAATTGCCATCGCACCGCCAGTTAAAGCAACCTGGTCGATATCACCGTAAACGGTAACTCCGGCATTAAATGTTGCAGTAGTGGTTGCGTTGCTGATGACAAGGGTTGCGGTGGAAAGCGTAAGAGCAGTTACCGCATCGTAGCTTCCGGTATTAGTGGAAGCTGACGATGCAATAATTGTCCCACCATTACCAAGTGTAAGGCGAGATAAGAGTCGCATTACGGTGAGCTAAACAGCGGGATCTTGTAGTTCGTGCCGTTCACAGTAATGGTCAAGCCATTAGCAGTAGATGCAGCAGAACCGAAAGTTCCGGTAGTAGCAATGGTTGTAATATCCCAAACCACGGATTGGTTGGAGGTATCGAGTTTTAATGCCCGTCCCTTCGCCTTCCGTGCGCTTCTTGCAAATTCAATCGCCATATTTTTTTCTCCTTAAAGTTGCACGTTTGATACTATCTGGCGTGTACTTACTTTTGAATCTACTGCCAAGCTTTTGCTCCTGACGGTAGTACCCCTTCATCAAATTTGTTTGATTAACTCCCAGCGGGTTGTCGAGGGGTTCGCCAACCCCCACTAGGGATAATCTTTGTGGAACGGTGAATCGTTTAAGATAACTAGGGACAGAATCCCTTTCGGCTACTGCCTTTTCCAGTTCGATAACTTTCCCATTTCTGGTGTCCTCGTACTGGTAAATAGGCATATCAGCTATAGTTTTTCTTATCCGATTCCTCGGCCATCTTCATCATTCGTTCTTCCTCAGAGGAAGGATTCTCGCCTTCAGACGTATCTTCCGATTTGTCTTTAGGTGCATTTTCGCTCATGGCATGTTCCACATTAACGTGGGCAACGCCATTCTCGATCATGTGAATCGTTCCTGAGAGTTCAACAGAATCACCTACTTCTGGTGAAACATTCTCGCTTCCATCGTTCATTTCAAACTTGGAAACAGGAAGCATCACCATTCCAGCTTTCGCCATTTTATTCATAGGTTTTTCAGATGAAGGAGAAGACGGGGAGGTTTCACCCTCCCCGCCTTTCCGAGGTCCCATACCAATAACTAGCATGGTTCCCATTTAATTATTAGCTGTAGTTAGACTTCGCAACGATGACTCGGAAGAACCGAGGATCGAGTTGCTTGGCAGCGTAGAACGTCTTAAACGAACATACGATGCGCTGTCCATACGGGTCGCTCTTATCGGGAGCATCGAGGATCGAAACCTTCGGAGCGAAGGGCGAGCCGGAAGCCGCGAGTGAGGACAAGCTAGGAACACCAAACGCGCCACCACCGAGGAGGACGTTAGCATAACCGCTGTTGACACCAACTGTTCCAACGCTGTTTTCAGCAACTCCGGAGGCAGAGGTATTGAAGGTCTGGACGTTGGTTGAAGAAATCACCGACACGCCAAACAATTTTCCGATTTCACCTTTGAAGATGGCTTCGGGATTCGAGTAGCTCGAAACCTTCAACCAATCATCGTCCTGCTGTAGGTCACGGATAACGGCAGGGTGCGCAACAAGTGCGTAGCCGTCCTTGATCTTAGGAGCACGGGCGATAAACAACGAAGTGGCACCATCGAGCAAATCGGTGGAGGTCATCGCGCTGTTTGCAACTGAGCTAGTAGCCCAGGTCGTTCCGTTAGTCGTGTTCTGAGCATAACGGGCATACGATTTAACGGCTACACCGGTTCCTGTGCTGGTCGAGGAATCCTGCACCAACGCGCGGTGACACAGGGTGTCAGCGTGAAGGGCGGCATCTTCGCCAAGTTGTTTAGTGGCCTGGGCAAGATGGGAAAATAGCTCTGTCGCTAAAACCACATCGGTCAAAATAATTTTTGAACCGTACTGCACCAGGGTTGCTTCCACCGAGGAAAGCGTGAGATCACGCTCGTCACCGGAGGTAGGAGTCGTTCCTTCCGACAAAGAGGAGATCGCAGAGATGCTGGGATCACCGAAGCGGAAGAACCGAATCGTTTTGTTTCCACCCGTTTTGGTCGGGTAGGGGGTTTTCATTGCGAACTGCTCCATTTGGAGCAGCGGGATTGCACGTTCCAACAACGCCTTCGAGAAGTACGTCTGGAACTGTGCGCTGACTGAGCCAGTAGTTACCATATAATTAAGTATCCTTATTTGTTATGACCACTCAACCTCTGTCAACTTCGCTTGCCATCTTCATCAATTCACGTTCCTGTTCGTCTAGCGAAAGTTCGTGAAAAGCTTTAGTTTTGGCAGGACCTTTTGGTTGTCCAGATGCCGGAGTAGTCGCTTTTCTGAGTTGAGCGAGTTCTCGCTCATACTCTGCAACCTTTTTGGACAAATCGGAGGCGGACTCCGCTTGAAGCTTTACCTTTGCAATTCCAACCGCATCCTTAATCCCAGCAGGATAATTGCGCAGGATAGCGTGGTTTTGCAACATTTCCGATACGGCTTTATACAAAGTGCTATTTGAATCTTTAAGTTCCGGATTGGCTTCTACTTCATCAAGCAGATTCTTATCCCAGGCAGACTTTAATTCTGCTTGTGTTTTCTGCTCAATCTCGCGCCTATCCTCAACTTCGACTTCACCAGCTTTTTGTTCAGCGAGTTTTGCAAGATCGTCACGGCCTTCATCACGGTAGCTCTTTGCCGCTTCCCTGTAATCTTCCGCGCTAAACTTGCGATTGCTCGACTTTGTCTCGTTTTGAGTAGTTTCTGGAGTCTTCCTTGCCCTTTCAGCCTCGATCTGCTCTCGTTCAGCTTTGATTCTGGCTTTCTCTGCTCGGACATCTTCCCACTCTTTCTCAAGTCGCGACTTTGCCTTCTCGTAACGGGTAGGCTTCTTTTCGGAAGCCGACTCCGACTTGTCTTCTGAAGGTTGCGTTGTTAAAGAACTTTTGGCTTCCTCGGATTTCTCCTTGGTAGCTGAAGCCTCATCCGAGGCTTCTAGTTTTGTTTTTTCGGCTTTTTCAGCAGGCGCGGGTGTCTGCTCGGTATCTCCGCTGGCCTTATCCTCAACAGGTGTTTCTACTTTGGCTTTTTCGTCTTCCTTGGGAGTAGGACTAAAGTCCCGTCCTTCGTCAGCCGCTTGCGCCATTGCCAAAACATCCGCCTCGGTCAGGTTATTTGAATCTGCCATTTGACCCTTTCTTACACTTTTCGGCAGGGAGTCATTCTGCCTAAAGGTTAGTTGGCTATTGTATCATCCGATCCGTCCTCATAGCCAAGAACGGCGGAGTTAAGTTTTTGGGTTGCGAGCGATTCTAAGGTCGCGACACAACCACGAAAACCTTTAGCATACCCACAAGCGTCCGCAAGTGCCTCTGATTTCTTCATCACAGCAGAACCATTTTGACGCAAAGTTAAGTTTAAAAGTATAAGGCTTAAACGCTTTCCGGTTGGAGTGGAAAGGAATCCAGTCCAAGCCTTCTCGTCCTCATCTTCCCACTTAGGTTCGTTGATCCATTCTTGGTCGCGTATGAACGCAAGTGCTGCTTTTAGTTTTCTCATAAGTTATTGATCCTCAGTTCGAATTGAATGACAATTTTCTGTATCAATAACTTGTGTTTTATAGGATATACCATCCAATATCAATAATAATTTAGCAAAGTTTTTGCCTATAGTGAATACACCATCGCTATGTTTATATTCAAATATAAGTTCCCTTGGCTTTATTTTTTCAAATGGGAATGCCGAAAGAAGCCTTGCGTCATATCCTTCGGTGTCTGTGTGAAGCATATCAATTTCCTCTATCCCAAACTTGCTAATCAATGTGCCAAAACTAATGCCTTGCACTTTTATCTCTTCGATTCTATCGGAAAACTCCTTGCTATGCCCAAGGGCGTGAACTGGGTTTAATGATCCTAATTGATCTCCCCAAGCTGCAATTTCATTTGCAGATTCAACTGGAGCAAAGAATGATATTTCATCTGCATCATTCTCGGATATAACAGCCTGCAATAAATGAACTGACTTTACTGATCCATACTTTTCTTGTAATTTTTTAAACAGCCAAGGAACTGGCTCAACAAGTAAAACATCACCACGCTTGGAATATATTTCTATTGCTTGGCTTAATTTTTCTCCGCTATGCGCGCCAATTACTATCAGAGAGAATTTCAAGCAGGCATCGGACCGGCTTGTTGGCCTTGCATCGCACCAGGAGGCAACTGCTGTGCCTGTTGTTGCATCTGAGCCTTGCCTGCATCACGAAGCTGTTTCTGAATCGCGCGGGAGGTATTGGGGTCAATCTTTTCGAGAGCCGCCAAATGCTGTTGTAAGTGAGCCATCAAAACTTGCATTGCACTCTGATCTACCGCCTGTTGCCGCTGTTGAGCGGCCTGGTTAAATGCGAAGAGAACGGATATGTGCGCCTTGTGATCATCGCTAGGTTTGATCGCAACAGGAAATCCGGTTGCAAGCATCGTTGCAATTTCAATTGCTTGGTCTTCAGACTGATCGCCTGATGCCTGATTAGGATCTTGGAATAGTCTTCGAACCAGGCTGGGGTCATCTTGTTCAAGAACCGATTTAACCAATTCTGCCTGATTTACGAAAGGATTATTTTGGAACATTTGCATTCGGCTGACTGATTTCTGCAATGCAAACTGTCGGTTGATGAAGTCCAATCCACCCTTCGGTTCAATTGAATATTCATCATGGATACCTTCCGGAGGCATGGAACCAGTCTCCTCGGCATACCGATACATCAAATCCTTCTTGTTGTACTGCGTGTAAAGCGACCAGCATTGTTTGAATAGATGGGAAAGACCCATCCGGAACATGCGATTACGAAGGTCACCGGAAGCAGCAGCCTGAGACTGCAATGCCTGGATCTCGGTAGCAGTCTTGCGATCCGACACCTGGAATTGCGATCCAGCACCAAAGTCAGGATTCCCCATGCGCTGTTCGGAAAGCAGCCGCTCTTCGAGCATCAGCTTCTGGAAATCAAATGGAGGTTGGCTGAACTGAACAGGCTTCAATCCCTGCGGAAGGATTTGACCAGGCTGCATCTTCAGATTTGATGTGTTCAGCGAGATCGGATTCTGTGCCTCAAAAACGGGTCGGTTGGCAAGCTCAACGTAATCAGAGAGGGAGTTTTTTAGTTTGTTAAGCAGATTCTCGTTCGGGAGCAGGATCTCTGCAACACCTCTCGGGCTATACCAACCGCCCCCTGTGACCTCATAGGGGAAATCTACAAAAGGTGGTTCACCATGACGATACGGCAAAGTAAATGGCTTGCGAACATCTTCGTCTAGGACAAGCGGACTGTACGTCTCGACCTTCCATCCGTCCTCGGAAGGCGTATACATCTCCCAAAGAATAATGCGATCATTTTCAGCTTCTTGAGTAATTCCTTCGCGTCTATAAATCTCGTCTTGAATTTCACTTCGTAAGCCCACCGACCTTGAGGGTTTACCAGAAATCGTCCGGATAAATTCGTCATCCTGCTTGTAAAGCTGATTTGCCTTATAGGAGTCAACGCTTGTCGAGACGATGTGAACGATGAAATCTGCATCCTTAAACTCCTTTGTATATGCCGGAACAATAATGTGGAAAGGATCAACAGCCTCAAAATCAATGCGCTTCTTGTCCTCGTTCCAAACAATCTTTGCAACTCCTCGCCCATAAAGCAGGATGTTGTCAATTACAGAAACAATCTCTTTCTGAAAATTTGTACGCTCGCGCATGTTGTAATCAAACCAACGCTCGGCAGAAACAGTCAACGGTGTCAACTGCTGGCGCATGGGAACGAAGCTAGACAAAATGTCATTTCCAATCGCGCTATTTACAAAGGACGGTTTTAGCTTCTCAATTGCAGAGTCAATCAACTGAACGTGCAAGTCTGCTGCAGTAGGCCAAGGCTTGGTCTTGCGCCGAACACCAAAGTACCTGGCTTGGTAAAACAGCCGTTGCCGGTTCTCCCAAGTCTCGCGCTGATTTAGTGAGTCGATGATTCTTGTGTAATATTCTCTGCGCTTAGTATCTTTAGCGTTCATTTGTTTCTCTCTGTTTGAAGTTCGTATGAAAGATCGTTGACTGCGTTTAATGCCTTGCGCGCCCACTCACGGGTTCCAGGTGTACCACGGCGAATTTCAATGTAGGTTGGATCTTTCATTAACTCTTCAACTATCCCCGTTGTGTTGGTTATTGGTGTCGTTGTTGCGCAACCACCAAGAGTCGCCACGCAAATCACGCTCAATAGCTTTACGATTCTCTCGCCATTCACCCTCAATGTTCTGGATGCGCTTCTCGCGCCAGCTAGGGATGAGTCGAAACACGGCTGCGATGATCTCAAAGATTGCACGCAGCACAAAATCAATTAGTCGATTTTAAGACCAACCGACTTTAGAAAGTTAACAACTTTTTCCAAAATAGAATCGTCAGCAGGAGTAGGTGTAAGTTTGACGATGATGCGAGCGGAAAGAACGATGCCACCAATTGCAGCAACGATCTGGGTCCAATTAGTAGTGATGTAATTCCATGCATTCATATTTTATCCTCCAGGGTCAAATCCAGCCATGACGGGGTCGTGTGCCACCATCATGTCTTGAAGTGACTTCCAAGTTGGACGTTCTATTTGGAAAGTCAAGTCCATCCCTATGTTTGATGGACTAAGGCATAAGGCAAGTGCATCAGCCCTGTCCGGTGATGCTAGACCCCTAGCCCGCATTGAATCCTTTGATTCCACACCAAGCTTGCCCTTGCTGTTGGTAAGGGTGCGTCTGCATGTCAATTGAGCCGTCAGGTCTTCGTCATCCGGAAGGATAATCTCGGTATCCTCAATCTTTCTTGCCATGTTGTACCACATCTCGGCTGACCTATTGGTATATGCGTTTCCGTCATATGGAGATCCTCCAAAATTAACCCTATTAACAACCCATCCAGCTTCAGCCAAAGCATCGCACATAACCATGCCAAGCCCGCTTGCGTCCGCGTAGATGTTGTTTGCTTCCAGCCCTGCTTTTTTAAATTCCACGATAAACCTTCCTACTGCCGACATCGTATCCTTTTCGCGCCATGCAATCATGGGTAGTATCTTGTTCCCGTCACTTATGCAGATGACGTTCTGATCCCCTCCGGCGGCAAAGTCTACCCCTGCAATACGCACTCCAGGCTTGAACCTAGGTGGTGCGTTATAGCAGTTTTGGAGTTGGGTAAGGTTTATAACCAAACTTTCGGCACCTATGTCCACAAACTCCCCATAGATCATGGAACGCGTTAGGGGATGCTTCTCGCCATAACGCTGGATGATTTCTTCAATTTGCTCTTGGGTAATGTGGGGGCAGTCAAATGCAGTTACCGCGTGCTTCTTCCACATGTTCGCTTCCTTGGTAAAGGCGCGATAGAAGGCTCCGCTGGTTCCTCCAGGGCTTGACGCAATAAGTAGGCGGGTAGGTTGACATCGGCTAATAGCCTCAAACAGGGGATCGGATACAGTCTTAGCCTCATCAACAACCATGAGCAGGGGTGCGGTCTTGTGGTTCTCTGCGTGCCATCCTTCAGCCCTTCCAGGGTCTGTAGCTGAATAGCCTATGATCCTGCTGGTGTTCCCATTTGGATGTAGGTAGCGAATCTCACCAGATGTGATTTCCCATCCTGACCCTATTCTAGACACCAAGGAGCGTAGATTAGGCCAAAGCTGGCTTTCAACCTGACGGAATACGCCTGCCGTAGTTACGGCTATAGAGCGCTGAAACATGAAACAATGCCATAGAAGTATTGAAGCAATTACAGTAGAAGTCTTTCCAGATCCGTTGGCGGCTCGCAAGGCTACTCTAGCCTGTTGAGGCTCCATATCTTTCAAAACCTTACGTTGCCAATCGTAAAGCTTTAGTCCTAGAACATGTTGCGCAAATCCAATTGGTTTTGCAATCTCTGCAACAATCTCTTCTGGAGACTTTTGTTTGGATTTAGGTGGCTTTGTCAGATAGACCTCTTTTTATTTTGTGGCGCAAACACTTAGGGGGTATTAACATTTTTCTCGGCGGGTTGGGGGCTGGCGGTAGGGGTGTCGTGTCCCCTGGATAACCTCTTGCGTCTCATGGGTTTATGACGTTTTCTCTTCTCCAAAACGATCGCCGGTTCCTGCGGTTGGGCGTTTGTCGCACAATGATTATTGTCTTTACTAGGATTAATATGTTGAATATCAATTACTTCCGTTTCAATTTGCCTAACTTCTTTTGGTTCAATTGTTTGTGGATTCTTTGAATTATAACCAGCTAGAATTTGAGCCAAACCGGGCGACAGTCCATGCTGAATTTCTTGTCTAACATCCACGCGCGCAGGGGCTTGTGTATATCCGAAAGATCTTTCTAGCATCCATGCGCGCGCTTGCCATGATTTCTCCCCTGCTTGGTTTATTGATTCCAAAAGGCCAACTTCTAGCTCTCTTCGCGCCTTTTTTATAGCGGAAGCAAACGCGTCATTCCTTTGCGTCCAACTCTTCATGGTTCCGGAATTTATCCCTAGAATCTCCCCCGCCTTCTCCCAAGTAAGACCGCGCCGGATATAGTCACATATCTTTTGTTGGGTTTCCTTTGTGAGTTTCGGTTCTGCTGCGCTTCCCTTGGATACTTGCAAAGATTTTTGCACGTTTTCTTCGCAATTATCCGGTAAACCGGGCGAATGTGTTTCAGTTTCCATGCTTGGAATTGATTGAGTTTCGGAATCGGAAAGGTTTTTCATGTTTTGCCGCCAAACCAAAAATCCTGGGTACGGGTTTTAAACCCCTTAAAAAAATCGCTCAAGAATGCCCCTAGAAATCGTTTTGATAGATTGGATGGATGCCCCATACCCCCCAAAACTAGCACACCGGAGGCCTATAAAAAGAGGTGACAGATACGGGGGAAAGGCTCATTCTTTACCTATGGAAAACACACAGTCGGGAGCGCAAGTGATGTGCGCTAAAGAACATCGCGAAAGACTTAAGGAAAGGATCGCCCTTATGACATTGGAAAAAAATGGGGTTGATTACATATGGGATGCGCGACTAGTTACCAAGCGTAGTAAGGCAATTAGAAGCGCCATGAGTGACGAAGAGCGTCATGAAATCCGGTGCGCTCGAAATATGATCCGGCGAGCCCGTCAATTGATCAATAGACCTACTCCAGAACGGACGGAGGATATAAAGGAGAAGTATATGAAGGCATTCTCCGGAAACCTTGTTTCGGTTGAATTGGAATGCGTATTCAATCGCAATAATCCTGTGCCATCAGAAGACATGCTCGGTTGTATGACGGAAGTTGTAGGAGATGGCTCCGTCCGCTACGAAGGAGATTCCGGAGGTGAGGGAGCGGAAGTCAAAGTGACAATGCGGAGTGAAAACCCGCTCCGGCTCAAAACTGTTGTCGATCGCATAAACTATTCCGGAGGTGAAATCAATAAAACGTGTGGGATGCATGTTCACCTAGATCAGCGCGGTGTATCAAAAATCACTTCAACAAAACGGGCGAAAAGGTTGGTGAAATGTTTGCCAGCTTTGATGAAATTGGTTCCTCAATCGCGTTTGGACAATAGATTTTGTCAACAAAACATGATGATTCCGAAATCCGGAACGTATCGGTTCTCCAATAATCGGTATATGATGATTAATTACCTTCCGGCTTATCGGAAGCACAAAACTTGTGAGGTGAGGTTACATGGAGGAACCTTGGATTTTTGGAAGGTTTTGGGGTGGATTAAGCTTTGCCAATTCATCCAAAACTCTTCCGAGGTTGACGCGGTGGCTAAAGAGGCTTCCGGATATTATGCATGCGTCACAATTGAAAAACTGATCCGCATGGAAACTTTTCCGGAATCTATTAGAAATTATGTATGGCGAAGGTTCCGGCAATTCCATGTGTTACAAGCTTCCATCTTACGCGAGCAACTTATCGCGGAAAACCGGATTGATCTAACTGACGGAATGGCAAACAGCTAAAGGAAAGGAAAAACATAATATGTGTAAATTACTTGGATTCTCTGTATCTGAAAAGGTAAGTGAAGAAAAACTTACTGAAATCATTCAAACGTGTCGCGATCTTCTCAAAGATCAAAAAGACGGGTTTGGGTATGCTCTCTCTGGTGGCGACATTGAGGGAATTACCTCTTTGCGCCTTACTACGGGTTCCCTGCTTGGGTATGGGTATCCGGAGTCCGGTGAATGGGCTGACGTTGTAAAGGATGCTCCCTACGAGGCTCGGGGGAAGATTTCCCCTTGCACCGGAGGGATATTTCATGGGCGCATATCCACAAATTCACTAGGGGTGGAGAATACCCACCCCTTCGTGAATGAAGATCTTGCGCTTGTTCACAATGGAATCGTGGATTACAACGGAAAGAAGCGCAAAAAACGCGGTGTATGTGACAGTGAAGACCTTTTCAACACGTTTACTATTGGGAAAGGTTGGAGGGAATTACACAAGTATTACACCGGATACGCTGGTCTTCTTATCCTCCGGAAGGGTGGAACATTGACTATCTACCGCGATGCATCCCCAAACCTACATATTTGCAAGGTGAGCGGTGGAATCGTAGTCGGAACGACACTCCATGACGTAACAAAACTCGCGAGTGTCTTCGACAAGGTGCCAAACGCGCCTTGGATGCTCAAACCTGACATCGCGACGACAATTCATGAGGGCAAGATAATTGACAAAGAATCCGTTAAGGCCATGCGGTCTAGATCGTTTGGCGCCAAGGATTCTCTGTCCCTCTACTCTTCCGGATATTCATCGGGATACACAACATCGCTAGGAATTTCCAAAAAATCCGGTGAAAAGGAGTTGTTTCCAGATTATGAAACTCCGTCCGGAGTGGATGAAATGAGCGAGGCTTGGGAGGATGGATACCAAGCCGGATACGATGACGGGCTGAAGGGGTACACATACACGATCCTAAGCGCAGATCGTAATTACAAAGCCGGATACAATGAAGGATACAAAGACGGGGAGATGGAAAAGAACGTCCCAAGCCAAGGGGTCGGGGAGGTTTGTTTATGAATATAGCTGTAATATTCGCGCACGGGTTACTGCTTGGCGCTGGGCTTGTCGCGTTTGTTTGGATGTTTTGGGATAACAAAAAATAACGTCCAACCTTGTCGCTCCCTTTAGCACGGGGAGCGCAAAGGTTTGATCCGGTAGGATTGACCTAAAGAAAAGCAAAAGAAAAGGAGCCACATGAAAAAAGAAGCAGGGTTTGAACATGAAAGCGGGGTTTGGGTAACAAGCCCATTCCTTTCCGTATGTTCTAGATTCCAAGTGAATCCGGAAACGTATTACGGGAAGACGCAACGCGAATTATCTGAAATCTACGGGGAGAAGTATTTCTCCTTTGTTTCGGATACTACAAAACTACTGATCGAAACGATTGAATGGGACAGTGCAGCGCGCCCGGTACCCCAGGAAAAGACAAATAAAAAGGAGGAAAAGACATGAACATTGAAATTACAAGAAATCGTATTTTTAGAAGATGGGACGGGGAAACATTCCCCGAAACAGAAACTTTGTTTCAATTTGAGGCATTCAAACCGGAATCCATTGTAAGACAAACAGGGGCAAGGTTTGAAGGCGATGCTTATCTTACTTACCCAATATGGGAAAAGGCGAACAGGTGGAAGATTGATATAAACTTCCCATCATGGTTCCCAACAGAGGGTGACGGGTTTGTTGGGTTTGGGATGAAATACACAAAAGAAGATGGCTTCTGGATGTGCTTCTTTTGGGGTCGCTTCACCTTTGGTTGGGCTTCCTGCGATATTGGCAAACCTAGTCTATTCACAAACAGATATGGGTTTTCCTTTTGTTCATGCTTTGCAACAGGATTAGGAGGATAAGCGCATGAAACATATTTATACATTTCATGAAGACAAGCCAAACGGCGGAACAATTGTTGAATGTGGATCATGCGAAAAACTCTTCGATCTTCCAAACCCAATAGAAATAGACTTCAAACTAGAACATATCTGCCCACATTGTGGGATAGTGCTTCACTATCCGGATGGAGCGTCATGGTAGCGCGCGGTAAAATATGGTATGGGGAGATTCCGGATATTTTTGGATACGGAATATCCGCGCTGGGTAACAGTAAAAAGGAGGTAGTAGACACTCTCCGGAAGGGATACAAAGCATGGAAGAAACACAGGCCGGACGAAGAAACAAACTTCGCGGATTCCTTTGAGAATTACGGGGGAAACGTGCGCCTTGTTAAGCTTGGGAAAGCTTACAGCGATTCATTGAGAGAGTAGCGCGGTAAACCCAAGTAAGCCGGAAGAGGTTTCAAACCTTTTCCGGCTTATTTTTTGCCCATACCCATGGGAAGGCATGGAATGATGAAACTTTTTTGCGTTTTTCTTTTTGTTTTTGGCGGCTGGCGTGGAAAGGATGAACTTTTTTGCGTTTTTGTTTTGCATGTACTCTCCCGGTAACGTATGAAACTCCGGACGCAAAACTCAATCAGTAAATGTATTTCATATATGTGGATATTTTACATGTGTGGAATATTTATATCCAAGATATTTCATATATGTGAAATAAATTTTTTTGAAAAAATTTTTGACCGGCGTATATAAAAAACCAAAAAAGGCCCTATAAGGGGGAATTTGGGAATCTGGAAAACCCAAAATTTTTCAAATTTTCTATTTTCCAATTGAACAGCAACACGCCCGATTGCCTAATGGCCTTAACATAGCCACTCTATACGCTTCTTGATGCTTATTTTGGCTACCATCTACTTGGTTGGCCTTAATGACGCGTTCTAGGTGCATTTCTGATCGTTTTTGAGGCATTTTAACGCCTTTCTTTTTCATTACTCATCCTCCTGTGGGCATTCATCATGCAGTTTCTTCAAGTTAACTTGGTGCCTGGAAAAGAACGAAGCAAGCCTATCCATAGATTCGGCTATATCCTTCCATTCGGCCTCGAATACCTCATAGGAACAGTTATGATCCATGTCATCTACAAGCTGTCCTAGTAGCCTCACAACAGCGTGTAACTGCGCGTTCTCAAGCCTTAATAGGTGTATAAACCTACAGGCTCGCTTGTAACGCTCTTTGTCGCTGTTCATTTGAGTTCCTAGTGTATCACACCCTTCCCCAATCGGTAACCACATGGCCTCCTCCGGCTGTCCGTTGTCGTTCATTTTTTAGTCCAAAACACTACGCAGGAAGGCAGGGGACAGGCCAGCAATGAGCCTGTACCCCTTCCTGCTTCGTGATGTATTATATATTGTATATATATAGGGTCTGTCATAGTGTTCATGTCAGTTTTTTAGAGACAGTCAGTTGATTATGACAGTAAAACCTAGAAGGCTGACTGATTTGCGCTATACAACCCGTTCTCCACCAATATCTTTCCAGCATTGACAAGCCTCTTAATATAGCGATATACAGTCCTGTCTGACACTTCAAACTTCCCTGCCATTGTCTTGACCAGATCATTGGCTACCCAATCCTTGCTACCCATCTCACGCAGTAGCCTAGAGTCCTCGATATTCTTATGCGCTCCAGGCTTCTTTAGCTTGTCAGGGTTCAGGGCATAATTGGCCTTAAACATGGGGTAAGCCCATTGGACAACGAAACTGTCTATGGGTGCAAAGTTTCGTAACGTCACCTCACAGGTGAAGGTGCGCTCATCCTCTTCATGTGCGGTCAAAACGACCAAGGAGTCTGGATTACGCGCAAAAACACCTGACCCGCTAAACCTATCAATCGACTCCGACCCGCTCTTGTTTCCCTTGCTGAAGTGATGTGACAGGATGACCGACAAGTTGTGGCGGGTTGCCAGCAGTTCAAACTCGTTCATTAGCTGTGCCATATCTCCGGCATTGTTCTCATCCCTATCCCCCATAAGCATGTAGTTTGGATCTAGGATGATTGCCTGATAACCCTTGTCTCGAATATGCTCCTCAATGATTGGGCGAATTAATGCAAGGTCTGCTGCGTGTCCTCGCAACGTCCAGATCGACATATCGCTTACTTGATCTTGCACGCCCTTGGCCTTGGCTACGTCAAATAATCGGCCTCGGAACGACCACTCTTGAATCTCAAAGTTAATGAATAGCACCCGCGACTTAGCGCACTTTACGCCCCACCACGGGGTTCCGGTATGTAGGCTGATTGCTAGGTCAATGAGCGACCATGACTTGTAAGCCTTACTACCTCCACCAAGCAGAAGTTTTCCGCCTTGGTGAAGCAACCCATCCATAAGCACATTCGGCTCCTTGATGTCTTCGGACATCAGTTCCGCGTATGTCTTGATTGGTGGGATCGTATTGGGTTCCTGTATCAGTCCTAGTGCTACTGCTGGATCTATCATTTACCCTCCTTGCAGAACCAAAGTAAGCTCTGCGTTTTGTCTTCTCTTTTTGCCCCTGCCATCCTAACGGGTTGGCTGGGTTTGAATGTTGCAGGATCGCATCCCAAAGGAATAATGAAAGACTTTAATCTCCTATCCCATTCCGGCTTCGGTGGATTCTCAAACCATGCATGGAGACTTTTACCTCCTGTGTCAATGATTGCGTAAAGCTTCATCTTGAATTTCTCGCGCATGACCCTAAATACCGCGCCCATCTGTGGCTTTGTAAGCACATCAGATTCGACTACAAGATACCGGCGGATGTCCACGTTGTCATTTGATCTACTTATCGTTCCGGCCTTGAACACCGCGCCAGTAGTGAATTGACCAACCGGATCATTAAGCTTGCGCCACTCCTCTACTCTTTGAAAGTTCTGCGGATGGTTCCCGCTATCCTTGACGGATCCGATCCAAACAATGTCCTCCGGCTTGAACAGCGAAAGCATCCCGTGGTAGTCGTTGAAGTCCTCGTCCAGCTTCTGAGGACTTTCCTCCATCATGTCTGCTGGGTCCCAATTGTATTCGTTGAGATACTTGACCTTGTTCGATTCGGCTATTATCGAAATGTGATTATTTAGTTCAGTCTCAAAATCCTTTTGAATAACCAGTTTCGCCGCATTAGTGCCAATCGTACTCATCGAGGGCAACGGCTTCATAAGTGGATCATTAAGCAAAACCTTCCTCAGCCTGTAGTTCATCTCATCCCGAACCATCTGGCAACTTGTATGCCAGCAGAAAATTGTAGGTACTCCGTCAATGAATACAGTCGTGTCCCTTACGCGAGTGTGGCTTGAATGAAGATGTTCGCCTGGACAACGGCAAAGCCCGTGGTTCTCGGACTGCCATTCAATCGGCCCTACAATCTTTTCTGCGGTTGATTGTGCGTTCATATAAAAACATCCGGCTTTGTTTCAAGTGGTCGACACACGGAGGAACCAGCCGCAGGATCTCCCTGCGTACCATGCGCCGGATTGTTTTCTATCTTGTTAAGTGACTCATAAAGCTTTGTGAGTTGGCTATAGTTACGTTCTGTAAACCATTTGTCACTACCAAACATTGTGTCCCATTCGTTTTCATCAAGCTCGGTTCCATATCTTTCAATTCTTTCAATGGATTTGTAATCCATCCTATGCTTGAAATACCTATAAAAATTACCCAATTGATGCTCGGATATCTGCTCCTTTATCCTTGATACTTCAAGCATCCTTTCTGTTTTAATCAATCTCTTTTCAAGTTCTTCTGACTTATATGTTACTTCCCTTATGCTTTTATATTTATCACCGCCTATGATTCGATTGCACTTACTAAGATAGAACCACTTATTGTGATACTTGTCACTAACCCTCACGCCCATCTTACGCTTTGCAGAAGCTTCCGCTGCCGGAATAATCCAATACTCATTCAATGGTATTGATACGCATACGATGAAATCAACCTCCCTTGGGTCATAGCTTGCCCGACTCTTTGAGCATTTATGAACAAGCTTGGAAGTGTGGAATGATGAATATCCAGCAGAGTATTTCTGCACAGTTGCCTTGACCTGGATTCTGTTGATTGACCTATGATCCCATGCGATCAGATCAACCCCGCAATCCACATCTGGTTCGGCCACGTCAAATCCTTTAAGCAGAAGTTCCGCCTTAACCTTCATCACGCCAGCCGCACCAATCTTTCGATTGGCGTTCTTATCCATTTTATTCCAACCCTCGCCTCTTCTGCTCTGCTTGGATAGCAGCCTCAATCTTTTCACACTCCGACATAAAGAAAAACTCATCCCCGCATTCCGGACATCTAGTTCTAGTTATGTCTGGTACTGTGAATGGTTCTCCGTTTAACTTGCAAACTGAATCCATCCTATAATCACCAGTAAACTCAACTGTGTTTGAATTGCGACAAGTTGGACATAGTTCTGCCGGAGGAATCTCGTCAATCATTTCTAGCTTTCTAGCTCAAGAGCATTCTTTGATGCAAGCACAATATCTTCCGCCGTGATGTTCCGTAGCGCATTGCACCACATCTGCGTCTTAGGAGTCTTGTTTGTTGCATCCTTGCACTTGGCTTGGGGCAATCCTGCATGCGGTCTGCATGGTGCATGCGGACATACTTCCGGCTTAAACACCGACACGTTTAGTGGGTAGTAAGTCATGCGATCCTGCGGATCATAGCTACCCCACAGCGACACGCACGGAGTGTTCAGTCCGGCTGCGATGTGATTGACGCTACTATCCGGAGCCACAACAAAGTCTGCGTTGGCTACGACAGGGAACAACGATCTGATTGCCTTGGTAGTGTTGAACAAGTCAATCACGCGCGGGTGATCGACAGCAAAGTTGTTACTGTTATCCAACCCGATGATGACTGCGTAATGTTCCGGATACGCCTCAAGCAACGCCAGCACCGCGTCCTGACCCATCCGAGGTGGATAGGTGCGGGTAGGACCGGAAGACGAAACGTGGTAAGCAAAGTACTTCTCCGGTAAAGGCCATTTGCCTAGTGCCTTTATCTCTTCGTGGTCTGGTTCGATTAGGTGAAGCATTGGCTTGCAATACTTCTCCATCGTCTTCTCATCCCACACTCCCATCCACTCGTAGATTCGTTTGTAGCAGTTGCCAGGGCCTGTCCCAAGCTTTGTCTCTCCAACCTGACCGCTGAACAGATCGTCAGTAGGTAGGTGAGCATCATATGAATCCCAAGCTTCCAGAGTGCATGGAAGCGGATAAAGCTTTGCGCCTAGTCCGGCATAGAGCGGAAGGTTCCGCGCCGGAGCGTAGACATCCACAACACCTCCGGACTCCTGCACCAAGTAATTGACGAATGCCGTTGCGATCACAGCATCCCCAATCGCTCCGGCGCGATAGACGGCAGTAGCCCCGCCCGTAGATCTACCCTTATAATACGGCTTGATCTTATGTGGGCATGGTATCGAATCGTTCCACATCCCTCCGGTTAATTCATCCGGAAGTATGTAAGTGTTGCGAACGTGAAGTAAGTTGTCATCCACCTTGTGGATTGCGTTGGTTTGGTTAGTCCATAGTTTCATTTTGTTCTCCTTATGTTTGGCATGGTATCAACAAAGATTGGCATTTGACCAGTAAAATTATTCTGGATGATGTTGTAGTAAGCAAAGTCGATTGCATCTTCCCTGCTCCATTTGTTTGTCTTCATTAAAGACTTTACAATCCAATCAACCGAGTAGACCGAGTAAAACTTCCCACCGATGTCTGTCACGCCTAGTAATGCATCGTCAAGCCCATTGATTATATAGGTTGACCCATCATCCGGCATGATCTCGACTATCGGATGGTTTTTTCCACTTCGTTTATACATCTGATAATCTCTTGAGCGACTTGCGGTACGATAGCGTTTCCGAGGGATTTAAGTCGAGCCACCCTGTTGGGTACCCCATTAGCCACCCTACCCATGCAGGGTTCAACGATCCAGATTGCTTCTCCGGATTGTCCGTATGTTGTACCGCAACGTCCAGGGTATCCTTCGATATCTTCCCGTTGCGAATCCTCCCACCCTTGTACCCGCCCTTCCCGTCC